CGGTTTAAAGAGTAAAAGGCTTCTTGATACTGACCCTATTCCTGATGGTTGGTATCTTGGACGAAAAGTCAACCGGTAAGGTTAAGCCGCCAAGGCCAAGTCGGCCCGACATCACAGGGCTTTTGGTCCCTTTTGGGATCGGTACAGCGGTTTCTAATAATGGCGTGGTCGCCCCTCCTCTTTCGACCGCGAAATCCGGACTAGCATTCTCCGCCCATAACGTATGCTGTTTTCTTTCTTAGGGAGACATCTATGGCAACTTACAGCTTTCAAGACAACATGTGTTCCATCAGTGGTCCTCATGGCTCTTTTAGCCTGGGGTCTGGTGCTGGTGATGCTGAGGGTGGTATCAGCGTTGTTATGACGGAAGACAAGTCCACCATGACTATTGGTGCCGACGGTTCTGTCATGCACTCGCTGCACGCTGGCAAGAGCGCCACGGTAACGGTGCGCTTGCTCAAGACTTCACCAACCAATGCCCTACTATCGGCAATGTATGCTGCGGACTGCGCCTTTAGTCAGGCCTTCGGCATCAACACAATCTCGATAAGAGACATGGCGCGCAATGATGTTATTGTCTGCCAGATGTGTGCCTGGGCAAAGTTTGCCGATGTCACCTATGCCAAGGAAGGCGGCGAAATGACTTGGACCTTCCATGCTGGTATTGTTGACTTTATCCTTGGTACTGGCCTGGCAGCGGCGACAGGGATAGCAGCGTAGGAGTAGACTTATGCAAGAACTCGAGCTTGGTACTTCCCGGTATCGCACCGGCCGACTCGACGCGTTTAAACAGTTTCACTTGTTTCGGAAACTCATGCCTGTGTTTTCCGGAATGGGTGAGACTTTCTCTGACATCGGACCAACCGATGGCACTAATGTCGCAATGGATGCCAACTTCTGGTCGGCATTGGGACCCGTTGCCACTGCAGTTGCTGAGATGTCACAGCAGGATAGTGAGTTTATCCTGAAGACTTGTTTGCATGTCGTGTCAAGGTGGAATGGGCAAGCCTGGGTGCGTATCACCATGCCATCCGGCGAACTAATGTTCGAAGATATTGACATGATGGAGATGCTTCAACTAACCTTTGCTGTGTTGCAGGATAATCTCAGCGGTTTTTTCTCCGCACCCCTGCCCAACACTTCGGAGGGGGCAGGGGATCAGGTTCTTCCGTTTCCGTCGTCAGCATGAACGACGACGAAGATTGGGTAATGCGACCAGCCCTAGAGGGAATTTGTCGTTACGAGTCGTTAGTTGACGGCACTTTAGATCTAGCTGACGTAGCGAGGATGAATGAAGCACTAAACGTTAGGGATGAGAATAGAAGTAGGTTTGAGGAAGCAGCAAGGAATAGTAAATAATGGCAGGCATCACAATCCAAGAATTCTTTGTTAAGCTAGGCTTCCAGACGGACCCCGCGAGTTCGAAGCGTTTCCATGATACCATGCAGAATGGTATTCGTGGGGTCAAGGAGTTTAGGTTAGCACTGATTGGGTTGGCTATTGGGGCTGAAGAAGCTATTCGTCGGACGATGAATAGCTTCAATAACATGTATCTCCTATCAAAATCAACAGGAGTACCAGTTGCTGCACTAAAGAGTTTCGAATTTGGTTTAAAGGCTGCCGGGATCCAATCTGAACAGACAGCGCAAATTGTTAGTAAGTTAGCCGAAACCCTGCGTAAGCCAGGGAAAATGGAACAAATGCAGGGGTTGTTAAGAGCAGTTGGGGATACAAAACCAATCCTGAATGCTCAAGACGCCTATGTAAGACTGGCGACTGCTCTGGATAATGCAAGAAGAAACTTTGGTGAAACATCCAATCAGTATCAAATGCTCAAGAATACCATTGAGAAAGGTGAGCTTGGTATTGATTTTGATCCTATTCGTAATCTTTCATTAAATCTAAAAGACTATAACGACCAGATAAAGTTTCACAATGACCTAATGGTCAAGATGAAGCTTAATCAAGACCAAGCTGCTGATGCTGGTCACAAGCTTTCTATGACGTGGGATCGAATAGTTGATATATTTAGTTCAGGTATTGATAAGATTGTTAGTGACAACTTTGAAAACATTAAAAAGATACTTGATGCAATAGGCGACTGGTTAACTGATCCCGAAGTTATTGCCGGCTTTAAGCACGTCTTTGAAGAGATGCGGAAGTTCTTTGAGGACAAAGAGAATAGAGCAGCCTTTATCAGAGATATTTATCTGATAGGTGATGCGATAAAGGGGGTAATCTGGTTAGTCGGTAAATTGATTGAAGGGTTCGCTTGGCTGTCTAAGAACGTTGGCCCTGAATGGGCAACGGCAATTGCCGCTGGACTGTTGTTATTTGGACCTGCAATAGCGGCAGCCCTGTTAAAGGGCATCATGATAGATATCCCAATTGCTCTTGTTAAGTGGTTGTTTGGACCACTGATTGCTGGCGCGACTCCTGCTGGAACCGCTATTGGGGCAGCACTGCGTTTAGCAATCTTTCGTGCCAGCCTATGGGCCGCAGCGGCAGCGGGTGCATGGCAAGCTTGGAAAACCACAAGTGACCCCCATAGCCGGGATAAATCTTATTCTGAGGATAACCCGCTCTACAAAGGTCACCCCAATGTAGGCGCTGCCTTTAAATGGACGGATCCGTTTTATCTACTCGGTCGGATGTTTCAAGGATTAGGTGGAGTTGGTGGTGGTAAGGCAACCCATGAGGGACAGCCGGAGGAGGCAGCCGGGTTCCAGCATGGTGGTATTGTTAATATCAATGCCCATGATGGTGAGATGGTACTTCCTCGCAACATTAGCGAGGGACTCCAACAAATGTTTGGTCCTCATCCAGATAATCTGCTTAGTGAAAGTGGTGGTCGTAGCGGTATCAACTTTGAGACTATCTTTATTGAATTTCAACGTTGGTGGTCAGGGGATGCTTCTTTTCGACCTCTTGTCGATCTAGCTGATAGATTTTACGACAAGATGTCTGAACTGCTGATAAACGTCCTTGATCAGACCTTAAAGGCAATGGGTTACAAGGACGGCATCTATGGAGCGGCAGGTACACCCGGTGCATCCCCTGGTGTTGCGCCCGCTCCCGGTAGCGCCCCTCCTGGTACACCTGGAACCCCGGGTTCTCCAACTGGCGCGCCAGCAGGTGGGGTTGAGTTTCCACCAGACTGGAAGCCCCCTGAAACTACTCAGACAACATCGTCTGGAATGGAAATATCGCATCCGGAACGCAACAATCCAGGCAATTTGCGGGTTGGAGGTGGTGATTGGTTAGGTAAGACTACAAGGCCTGGGCAGGCTTTTGAGAGTTTTGATACAATGGCGCATGGTATACGTGCGCGCATCATTACTTACAATAGTTACTTTAAGAGAGGCTTAGATACGATTGCAAAGATTGCTGAGGCTTCTGGGCCCGGATTTGAAAACAACATGAAGGCCCAACTTGAAGCTTACAAAACAGCAATGGGTGGTGATTATAACAAACCGGGTGGTGAGAACCTACCGATACAATTAACACCAGAAAACCTACGGAAATTAACTATAGCCGGTCTCAGTTTCGAACACGGTGGTAAAGGAGTAAAACTTCCAAAGGGTGCTGGTGAAAAAGAAATAAACGAAGTCTTCCTGGAGTTGGCAAAGGAGCGGGCGTCCCAGGCAAGTCCAGCAGGAGTACCTACTCCTGGTAGTAACAAGGTAGATGCTTCTGTTGCCGAAAGAACAGGGGTTAACAAGCTCCTTACCGAGGCAATGGTTCAAGGTTATAAAGAAACACTACCTGAGGGTTGGTCAGCAAAGGTCACACCGGAGGGCGGTTACCGCCCTGGTGGTGGTTGGCATGGTCAGCACCAAGCCGAGGACTGGCAGGTTTACGACAAGGATGGTAAACCAATTGCCAATAAGGCAGGTACCGGTCCTAATGCCGTTCCCTATCGTCAAGCTTACATTCATGCGATGGCGTATCTGATCAAGACTGGACATCAAGAGTTGGCGGCAAGGATGGGATCCGGACTACACTTTGGTACACAACGACCAAGGGGTGGGCCGCGCGACCAGATGCATGTAGACTTTGGCGGGATACGTGCTAGTGCTGGTTTTGGTGATCCCTGGGAAGAATATCGGGAAGCTTTAAGGCTTTCTAAACAACAACAGCAAAAAGTATCAGAAGTTCAAGGTACTAAGTTGGGTGCAGGAGGTAGTGGTGGTGGGGCAGCGAACAAACAGGTGGCAATGAATACAACCAACAACTATTACATTAATGGATCTGGTGATCCTCATCAAACACAAAAGTTAATTGATGAGTCTCATAAGAGACGTGGGCATGAAGAACAACGTAACTCAAGAGCATTTTTAGCGTAGGCGGACATGGCTGACGATTCAAATCAAGCAAACTTTCAGACTTCTAAACTAACTGCTCAGGCGGATAGTTGGACATCCCTGGCTGACCAAATGCAGCCGAGTAATGCACCTGGTTCGGCGCCTATATCTAAAGATGATAAGAATCATGATGCGCAATGGATGCGTAAACTGAGTTTTGTTTTGTATAGTCAGGGTTCAGGAGATGCGGCTAGTAATACTACTCGTCTGACAACCCCTACCGCAACACCTACCACCGCCACTACAAGAACACCAACTCCTCGTGATGATAGTATTACTCTTCCTGAGGTTAGTGTTACTGCTAAAGCACCCAGTGCTCAATCTAGTGGGGATAAGAGTAAGACTTCAAGTGGGATTGATCTCTCAGCTCTGAGAGTCTTCTTTAACATTAGACAGGCGGATGCCAATACACCTGCGACGTTATGGGCGCGTGTGTATAACATGGCTCCGGCAACAATGGTAAAGGTTATTCAGTTTACCAGGATACAAGTACAGGCGGGTTACAAGTATGCAAACTTTGGTTTGATCTTTGACGGTACGGTGGTCCAATACAAGAAGGGCAAAGAAAATCCAACTGACACTTACTTCGAGATACATGCGGGTGATGGTGATCTGAGGTACAACCGAGAAATAGTCTCCACACAGTACCCTGCAGGTACACAGGATCTAGTTCCCCTTAAGAATGCTGCCACGAAATTGGGTATCAGCATAAGTTATATTGATCCAGAGGTTGGATTGGATAAATCCCAACGAGATACAACTGAAATTGCGGCTGCTAGAGACGTAATTCGACAATATATGGAAAAGAATGATGCCAAGTTCTTTATTGAGCATGGTAAGATTGTCATCCTCAAGAACAAGAATACCAGACCTGGTGCTCCTGTCATACTAACAACAAAGACAGGTCTTGTCAGCCTACCTGAGGTAACTCCTCAAGGTATTGAATGTAAGTGTTTACTTAATCCGAATATCAAGCTTGGAGGGAAGATCAAGCTGGATACAAGTGTCCTGTCTGGTGTTCCATTCACCCCAGGTTCCTCTGTTAAGGTTAATGCAAATGGTGATATTCAAGGTGATACTACCGGTGGTGTAATAAATCCTGTTGCGACCTTTGGTAAGCAAATGGAGTCAGCTTATACCTCCCCAATTGGTTCTTATAAGGTCGTTCTATTGGAGCATCAAGGAGACACTCGTGGTCTTCCTTGGTATTCCAATATAGTTGGTGTCGCACTTAATGATAAAGGAGAGACTATTCAAAATCCATCTTCAGCAGCTAGTCGTGGTGCTCCAGAAACCTATGGTCCGAAAGCACCTACAGCTACTCCTACAGCTACTCCTACAGCTACACCTACAGCTACACCTACAGCTACACCTACGCCTACTAGAACACCAACACCAGGGTGGACCCCAACAATAGTTTCATCAAATCGACGGATTAGATAAAATGAGAACTCGGGAACGTCAGCGTAATCGCAATCGAACCAATGATCTCTTGTTGTTGTCTCCACGCAGGGGCAGAGTTTCTACTTTTGAACTCGCTCGTCCACCTGAGGGGGGTGATGATACCGGTTTAGTTGGACAAGGTGATGCATCCACTAATGTTCCCTCTAATCCTGACTCAGGTGATTGGGGTGGAGGTGGGGATACCTCTACTGGTGGTGGTGGTGATAGTAGTGGGAATAGTAATTCAGCAATAACGCCACAACCGGTTGCGACAACTAGGGCTGATCCACCTAATCTTTATGGTAACTGGACCCCCGCATTGTTTATGCCACATAGACGTTCTATCGGTGGAATCATTGCTGAAGTAACAATTGAAGAAAATGGTACAGATGATATTACGATAACCGAGCATCCGGTAGAGCAAGGTGCCCCAATTGCTGACCATGCGTTTAAGAGGCCCGCTACGGTTACCATAAAGGCGGGATGGAGTGTCCGTGGGTCATATGACCTCTCCGCAGAAAGCGGTGTGTACGGACTTCTACTAAGCTGGCAGGCTGCGCTTCGACCCTTCGATGTGGTTACTGGGAAGCGTAAGTATACTAACATGCTGATAGAGCGTTTATCCATAATTACAGATGAGAAGTCTGAATATGCGTTAATGGCTGATATTGTTTGTAGGCAGGTGATTATTGTCGCAACAGCATCAAGTAACGTACAAACAGCATCTCAGTCTCCTTCTGAACAGAAGGAACCTGAGAAGACATCCCAACCAGAAGAGAAAGGTGATCAACCAACGCGCGATATTGGTGATGGTGGGATGATTGAGCAGAGCTACCCGACGACCGCTACGCCGGTCACTGGCCCCGAGAGCCCGCCCGAGGGCGGCAACGACAGCGTCTTGCAG